AAAGGAACGCCCGGACATGACGAACCTCGAACGCGCCGAGACGGTTCGGATGCGTTGCCCGCACTGCGGTCACCTCATCCACCCAGATGAGCGAGAAGATATGCAGCAATGGGGAGTGTGGGTGAAGGATGGGCAGGGTGTGGACAAGAACGGTCGCGTATTCGGCCCGGCCCCTCGCACGCTGATCGCCTCGTTCTGGTTGAAAGGCGTTGCAGCAGCATTCACGACTTGGAAGAAACTGGTTGCGAAGTACCTCGACGCTTGCGACGACTTCGAGCGCACGGGCAGCGAAGAGGGCCTGAAGAAGTTCTACAACAACAACCTCGGTGTGCCGTACATCTCACGAGCACAGGCCGAGATGCGATTGCCAGAAGCACTCAAGGCCCGTGCTGAAAAGGGCTTGCCCGAGCGCATGATTCCGATGGATGTTCGCTTCCTCGTTGCATTTGTCGACGTGCAGAAGAATATGTTCCGCGTGAACATCTGGGGCATCTGCCCAGGCCGACCGTTCGACATGCTGCTCATCGACCGATACGACGTGCGCAAGAGCAAGCGTACCGATGATGTGGGCGACCCGCTGTGGGTGAAGCCTCACGCCTACCTCGAAGATTGGGACGAACTCATCGAGCACGTCATCGAGAAGGAGTATGAGATCGCAGACGGATCGGGCCGCTACATGGGTGTGAAGCAGACGGTGTGCGATTCAGGCGGCCGAGAGGGCGTGACGACGATGGCGTATGCGTTCTATCGCAAACTGCGCGAAGAGAACAAGCACCGTCGATTCATCCTATACAAAGGTGATCCTAAGCCCGGCAACCCGAGAGCCCGCGTCGGCTACCCCGACTCGAACCGCAAGGACTCAAAGGCCGGCGCTCGCGGCGACATCCCGGTGTTGTTCCTGAACTCGAACTTGCTCAAGGACGACCTGAACGGGCGCCTTGACTGCATCGAGCCGGGCAAGGGAATGATTCGTTACCCAGACTGGGTGCCAGACTCGTTCTACGCAGAGATGTGCGCTGAGATTCGCGGGCCGAAGGGTTGGGAAAACCCATCGAGCCGTCGCAATGAAGACTGGGACAGCGCCTACGTGACCATCGGCGTGTGCGTGTCAGAACTGCTGCGCGTCGAGCATCTGAATTGGGAGAACCCTCCCGGTTGGGCAGCCCCAATCGACCGCAACGACATGGTTCGCCAACCCGAGCAACCACCTCGCTTTACCACAGCGGTACACTCGGGCTTCGATTTCTCACAGTTCGGCCAGGCGCTTGCCTGATCGCGGAGTCAACAACATGGCCACGACTCAAGAACTTCTGGACGAAGCCAGTGCGGCTTACCACAAGCTGCAGACCGGCACGATGGCTCGTGTGATCGTTGACATCGACGGCAGCCGCGTCGAGTTCACCCCTGCGAACAAGCAGGCGCTCTACAGTTACATCCTGCAGTTGCAATCGCAGGTTGGCACCGTCGTTCCGGTGAACGTGGCTCCGGCGCAGTTCTACTTCTGACCATGCTTTTCCACCAGGCTCGCTACGCAGCGATGCGCGCAGTGCATCTTGCGCTGGCGTTGATCGGCTTTTGCCTGTGGGCCTACCTTGTGGCTGGCTCTCTTGTCCTTGTCGCCCTTGCCCGCCTCGGGCATCGAATCTGGACCGATGCTGATATGGGGAACTGCTGGACATACGCGCTTCCGCGGTGGTCGAAGCACGGTGGTGCGCTCCAGATCAGCATGCACCGTCTGGGCTGGTTGCCGATTCCACGAGCGACTTGGGTGCGGCCTGACGGTGCTACCGAGAGGGCTGAGCCGGTCGAGCGGGCGCACAACATGTGGGCAGCCTGGCTCGGGCTCAAAACCATTTACTTTCGACTCCGCGCCTTGGTGAATGGGCGACGGGTTGTGGAGGGTGATGCCCCATGAAAAAGACTGTAGGCAGCCCCACACAAGAAGTGGTTGTTGCGGCACGTCCTGCCGAACGTGCTGTTGGCGGCGGGCTTGAGGGTGCAGAGCGCACCAGCCGCGAAACCTTCTCGTGGAACCCAACGCTCATCTCGCCAGATCAACAGATCAATCCGGTCAAGGAGATTGCAGACGCGCGAGCGCGCGACATGCTGCAAAACGACGGCTACGCACTCGGTGCCGTCAACACGCATCGCGACTCGATCGTTGGCAGCCAGTACCGGCTGAACGCACAGCCCGACTACGAGTTGTTGGGCTTCGACGAGGGCTGGGCCGATGAGTTTCAGCGCACCGTCGAATCTCGCTTCAACCTGCTCGCCGACTCGTTCGAGGCATGGTTCGACGCCTCGCGGAAACTGGACTTCACGAACCTCGTTCGTCTGGCCGTGACCGGCCATGTCCATACCGGCGAGGTGCTTGGCACCGTCGAGTGGATGCGCGAGTCCGGTCGTCCCTTCAGCACGGCAATCCAGATGATCAGCCCTTCGCGGCTGAGCAACCCTGATCTGCTGGCCGACGATCGGTACTTGCGCCGCGGCATCAAGATCGACGACTACGGTCGCACGCTTGGCTACTACATCCGCTCTGCCCATCCGACCGAGTTTTACGACCTGCGAGTCAACAACTGGCGCTACGTGCCCGCCCGCAAGCCATGGGGTCGCATGCAAGTCGTCCACATCTACGACCCCATGCAGCCCGCGCAATCGCGCGGTGTGAGCGACATGGTGGCCGTGCTGAAGCAGATGCGGATGACCAAGAAGTTCCAGGACGTGACGCTTCAGAACGCGGTGGTCAACGCCACCTACGCTGCCGCGATCGAGTCGGAACTTCCGCGCGAAGTTGTTTTTGGTGCCATGGGTGCTGGTCAGGCCGGCTTCACCGAGATGCTCGGCTCCTACATGAGCGCCCTGCAGTCTTACGTCGGAGCGTCGAATCACATCGCCATTGACGGTGTGAAGATGCCTCACCTCTTCCCGGGCACCAAGCTGAATCTGAAGCCCATGGGAACCCCGGGCGGTGTCGGCACTGACTTCGAGCAGTCGTTGCTTCGCCATGTTGCTGCTGCTCTGGGCTTGAGCTACGAGCAGTTCAGTCGCGACTACACGAAGACGAACTACTCCTCAGCGCGTGCTTCCATGGCTGAAACCTGGAAGTACATGCAATCGAAGAAGAAGACGATTGCAGACCGCTTCGCCAAGATCATCTTCACGCTTTGGCTTGAAGAAGAGATCAACGCCGGGAACGTGCCTCTTCCGAACGGCGTCGGTCCTGAAATCTTCTACGACCCTGTGATGCGCGAGGCCCTGACCTGCTGCGACTGGATTGGCGCGGCACGCGGACAGATCGACGAGAAGAAAGAAACCGAGGCTGCGGTACTGCGAATCCAGAACAACCTCGGCACCGCGGAAGAAGAGAACGCGAAGTTGGGCAAGGACTGGCGACGCGTGTTCCGCCAGCGGGCACGCGAGAAGAAGTTGGAAGCCGAACTTGGCATCGAGCAACGCCCACCAGTGCAAGGTGGGCAGGGCGGGCAACAGCAGCAGTCGGACGAGTTGCCCGACAACACAGACGGCGGCACCGCCGATTGAGGTGACACATCATGGCAAACATCTTTGACATCGCACTCGGGCGTTGGCGCTCGCTGACCACGAACGATCTTCCCGGTGCTGGTGGCGGATCAGGCGGCGACGCCAGCGCCGCGAACCAGACGACGCAGATCAGCCTCGAAACCGCGATCAGGGACCGGTTACCGGTGACGCTTGGCGCCAAGGGCGCGGCGCAGTCGCTGGCTGTCACGCTGGCAGCGGATGGCGCGGCTGTCACGGCCATCGGCACGCCCACCGACGCGGCTGCTGCGGCTGCCGGCACGGGCGACTACGGACTGGTCGCGGGCGTCAAGCGGGCGCTGCTGAACTGGGCGAGCTTGCTGGGGCGCCTGCCCGCCAGCCTGGGAAGCAAAGCTGCATCGGCTGCGCTGCCGACCGTCGGCACGCCGTTCGAGCCCGTCCCGGGCAGCACAGTCAGCCACTCGGTCAGCACCACCGCACTGACGGCGGTTGCATGCACGCCGGGCGAGGTCATCCGCTTCGGCAACGGCAACAGCGCGGCTGTCGGCGTGCGCTTCGGCGACTCGTCGGTGGCAGCGGTCATCACCGCCGCGACCGCGATGGACATCATGCCCGGCAGCGCTGAGGCATTCACGGTGCCACCCGGTGCGACGCACTGGAGCGCGATCATGTCCAGCGGCACCGGCACGCTCAAGACCACCCGCGGCGCTGGGGTCTGACATGGCCTCGCGGTCTCGTACAAGATCCCGAGCGGTCGGCGGCCGCCGCACAACCGCACGCGAGCGCGTTA